AACGGCACTAATCCTTCGTCGAGAGAAATTACCTTCAAGTAATTCTTACAGAAATATACAGGGTCTTTGGAACACTTTAGATATTCCTTGACCTCTGCTTCTGAAAATTGATGTTGAACACCATCGCGCTTGACATTAATATTGCCAAGATAACTTTCATTCTGATTCGGGTTCTGCATCAATCACCACTCCCGACTCTTGTTGTATGAGTCGTTGCAAGTCTGTAGTCGTTCCTACAAACAAATTGTTCGTGGTATTACCTACTTGTTTAGGTTCATCCTTTTTGTTAATGTCTTTATTTTTCTTATTCAAGTCCATCAACTTGTCATTGATGTCTGCCATGTTCTTCATCATACCTGACAAAACTTCAAATGCTCTAGGATGCTCGGACTCACGAGCAACTTCAATCATCAACTCTAAACTCTCTTGACCCTTTGCTAAAAGGTTATAATATGTTTCACGAGAGTATTCATAGTCGTCTTTTAAATTCTTTTCTTCTTCACTCATCAACTGCCATCACTATCTAATGTTGTTTCAATAAATCCATAATCACTATCCGCATTTACTGAGGATGGGTCTGGTGTAATCTGTAAAGTCTTAATATAAACATCACTATCCTGAAGACCAGCTTCTTGTAGGAAGAAACTATTACGAACATCNCGAATGATAAATCCAGTTTTATCTGGGCCATACAATGCGATTTTCATCTCAAAGTCTAATGTATATATGATTGTTCTACGTTGTTCAACCGCACCCTCAAAGTCGTCTGAAAAGGTCACACCAGATAGGGTAACAGGAACGTCTTCGGTCAAGTCGGGAATATCAGAGAATGGTTTGATAGTCACTGTATATTGGGGTGCAAAATAGGGTAAAATCTGTTCTACAACTTGTAATGCATCATCTTGTGACTTTGCATAAATGTTCAATTGAAATGAGATTGTATATGGTGTTGCGGTATATATTCTCTGACGAGTAGTGATACTATCACTAATAGCTTTAGAAATACTATTCATCTTAGGTAATTGACGAGTCGCATCATATTGCATATTCGTAATCTCAAAGGACATACGAGGCAATTTAATTGCAACTCTACGTTCCGCATCTTCCCCTTTATTCATTTCCTCTAGACGAGAAATGAAATTTCTTTTTGGTGCATATGATAGAGGAACCTTAACTTGAGAGATAACCTCTCCTCCACTATTTGTTCTAAGAACATGTAGATTATTGAACATCGAACCAAATACAGATACCGCAGTTCTTACTCTTTTATGATAGAAGTGACCACCAAACATTATCCGATATCTCCGAATGGGTTAGATTCTGAGAAGTCTAGGAAGTCTGCCTCAAAATCATTGAATACTTGATTCTGTGCATCCTTCTGAATCTCTTGTAGTTCCTGAACCAACGTTGGTGTTGCGACAGCACCAGAGGTCAGACCTTGAAGTGTAGTGTTTGTTGTAAAGGTATGGAACTTACCATCAGTTGCGCCTGCGTGGGCAACCTGTAGGATATTATCTGAGTCTGACCAGTCAGTGACTTCACCTTTCATATCATACGTATCAAACCCTTGGGTGACAGTTTCACCAACAGTAAAACCAACTGATGCGGAATCCATCGTCAAGGCATATTGGAATGCGCCCTCAACTTCAATCGCATCAATCCCCGCAATGTCTGTATCAAAGTCTTCATCATTATACTCGAACAGTTCACACTGCATACGGAATGTAGGAAGATTACTGAGTTGATAGAATGGTGTTTCTGTTTCTACACGACGAATCTCAAAGATTGATTCGGATAGAGAAAGATAAATCANGTCACCCTCTCTTGGACGGAAGTTTGCTTCGTCCAGACGAGACCCAATAAGTTGTTTCCATCTTTTTCTCGAAACAATAAAGTTTGCTTGGTCTCGTAGTTCAATACCAAATTTTGTGAATAGGTCACCTTCTCCATCAAACGCTTCGGTATTCTCAATATACATTTCTACCTTATAGGCAGAACCAAAACGTGATGGAACATCATCAAGAAAGATTGAATCTTTGTTGACGATTTCTCGTGGAAGGTAATATACATCCTGNCCATACATCTNGAGGGCTTCNATAATGATNTCCTCGTAGANNNTTTGTTCAGAACGAACNCCTTGTTTAAAATATGGGTTCGTTGCCATTTAATTATCCCACAAAGAAATCTGGTGGTGTGTCATATTCATTATATATCCTTTGACGAATTGTCTCAATCTCTTGTCGTGCATCCTCGATGATTTGACGACCATTCAACTGAACACCGCCTGGCAACTGCATACCTTCAAACTTGATAAGGTTTTGTCCCCATTGCTCTTTGATGAGTGCTGTCGCATATTCTTTTAAGAACATATTGTCATAGATTTTGCCATTTGCGTTAGCATTTGACGCAACCCACATCTCAATCATAATCTTATCACCAGCTTGTAAGTCGCCTCTAGAACCAGCGATATCACCCCAGATATTCAAAGTATTACCATTACGGTTGAACTGAATCTGTGGATGTCCTGTTAGTTTCATATCAATAGTGCTAAGATACTGTTGCATCTGTTCATAGTATGCAATGTCGCCGATACCTGTCTGTAAGTCCCACAAGTCATTTAGACGCATCTGATACTTCACATCAAAGAAATTGACACTTGATGTTGAATCATCAATAGGAAGAACACGAACAACACTTAAAATATCATCGGCTACAGATTGGACAATAGTTGCATCTAAATCAAAATCGATAAATCCACGGTCAACTATATCTTGTGTTATTGTAAGACCAGTATATACTCTGACACTACCTTCAGAGACATAGTCCATAAAGAGTTGTAGAGCGTCATTGACACGGTCTTCAATCTGTTCGTCATCCACATTGATTTCAATCACAGGATGTCCGAGTCTACGAAGACAATAATCGATGAAATCCGTTCTACTTCTAATTCTTGTATAACTTGACATATTTCTATTTATCCCTAGTTCAACAACGTGCCTGCATTGTTATAAACATTAATTCTATAGTATGTTCCCTCTTGACCGTCTAGTGTGTCCGCATCAAGTCCTGAAGCCGCACCATCTACTGTTTTGATTGCAGTCAATAGTTCATTTGCAGTTGAGTATGTTTCACTGAACGAGAACGCACCTGTTCCTGAGTTATATGACAAGTCACCTGATGCGCTGAACAAACCTCTGATAGTCGCAGAGTCTACATGCAGATTGCCTACGAACAAGTCATTCAGTGTGGCTGTCCCCGCTGCAAAGTTGCCACTTGGGTCACGAGTAATAATTGTAGAACCCGTATTTGTTGCGGTAGCAGTAGTCGCAGAGTTCTGAACCTTACCCGCAGTAGAAATAGTTGCGAGTTTTGTGTCTGCGATATTTGCGGTTGCACTGATGTCAGCGTTGACGATAGAGCCTGGATTGTATGCTGTTATCAGTTGAACATTACCTGTCCCGTCAAAGTTTACAGCAGATGCGGTGATATCACCTGTTAATGAGAAGTTACGACCAGCGACCAAGGCTGAAGCAGTCGAAGCATTACCTGTGACATCACCAATTAGATTACCTTCAAAGGTGTCAGCAACCAATGTAGCAAGACTAAATGAAGAGTCAGCAATATTAATAGTTCCTGTTGGCGTTGAGTCATACTCGTCTACAAGTTTCCACTTCTCATCAGTGACATCAAACCACAGACCCATATGAGTGTAACCAACACCAGATGTTCCTGTGTTTCTGTTTGTGAAGAAACCAGTATCAACATTTACAGGAGATGCTGTGCCTGACCATTTGTCACTCGAATCGTGACCCGTAGTCGCACCGAACTCAACAGAGATATTATCGTCAGAGTGAATCTCTTGTTTATCACCAGTGATTGTTACTTTCGTCAGAATTGGTGATGTGAAGTTACTATCATTACCCAATGCGACAGCAAAGGTGTCAACACCGCCTGGCCCTGTGCCTACACCGTCAATCTTGACGTAGTAGGTCTGTGGGGATGGCCCTGTAAAGTGACCAGAGAAGAACGCATCATCAAGACCCGAACCTGTATATACAGTTCCCGCTTCACCAATCGCATCACCTTCATTGAGACGATAGATTGGAGAACCCTGTGTCACATTGGATGTGCCGACTGTAGTCTGACTACCCAGAATGGTAAGGTTACCATCAACTTGCAAGTCCGTCCCGATATGTGCGGATGTGCGAACACGGAATGAGTTCACAGAGTGGTTCTGTTGATTGACAAGCAGAATACCTGTGTTAGAGTCACCAGCTTCAACGACCCAACCCAGACACATCGGGAAGTTTGGATATGTTGGAGATGCGTTCTGAACCAATCCAGGCCCAAGACCCACGAAGAAGTTTGTTCCGTCTGACAGACCTGCCGTATTGACTTCGGTCAATTGACCAGCAATCAAACAGTGACCATAAGAGTTGTT